GCGGACACCTGCATATCCCGGTACATCTTGCAGTAGAGGAAGTTCTCGATCAAAGTGCGGTGAGTAGGTGACCAACACTCGGTAAGTTCCTCGGGGGATGGCAGTCTGCCCATCAATTTTTGCATCAGGATTCTCCTCCAGTTTCCTGTCCGTATCCTCTAGCGAATTGCAGTAATACGTCCCATCAATAAAAAGGTTGCCAATGGTGGCTTCCGTGCCTAGTGTGTTGCGTTGCAGCTTCAATTTCATTTAAGTAGCCCTTTTAGCGTGTTGATCACGGAGTCCCAGCCTGTCGCCAGCGCCACCGCAAGACCGCCCAACCACATGATCAGCCTCGCTCCCCCGGTGATCTGTTCCTTCAGTCCAGAGATGACGTGAATATCTGCAGCAATGCTTTTCAGCGAATCACTCATCTCTTTTAACTCATGCTCCACCAGCGCAACCCGCGCAGTGTTATCGGCCATCTGGGAAAACAATTCGTCGATCCTCCGGTGCGCGGCGCGTAGTGCAGTCTGCCAAGTGAAATCTAAATCCATTGGGTCATCTGACCGATAGCGTCGATCTTCATTCATCGCCGACACCAGTTAAGTTGATGTCCACGGGCTTTACGGTACTGCGGAATCGTCGTTCTTCTCCTGCCCACGGGCCACTATCTTTGTTTCTCCGATCAACGGCGCACTGTTCGCACTTGTGGGGATGAAACATATACGGCACCAGCGTTGCGGTACGGTCGATGCGAACATCCTCAAGAACTACGAAACTTTTATTCGGCCAAGTCTCCGGATTGAAGCATGGGTTGGAGGTATCGAGACAACCACCTTTTCCAAAGACAAATCCACACGCAGGGCAGCTAACCGCGAAAATGTGGGGGTAATTGATCTCGAACCCGCAAGGGTCTGTTTTCTTCTTTTTGGGCATGGTCTACTGCACTCCGTAACTTGTGAATAAATGGCAGCGGCCACACGTTGTGAAGATATTCACGGACGTAATCGCGCTTTTTCATACTTGCTCGACAGAAGCAAATGGTCGAATAGACATCATCATGATTGCCTGAGAACCGGGATAGACTTCTTCAGGAGGACACATCCAGTGCTTGTAAGCCTCGTCCTCTACGCCGAATCCTTTGGCACCGAAATAGCCCGCCCAGTTCAGCGCAGGGAAACGCCAGCAGAAGAACAGTTTGCTCGGCGTGTCGATATAGTCGCGCTGGAACCCTTTTGGGAAGTAAGGCGGGTTGAACCAATCACCACTACCAATCGGCTGGATACGATCACCGCCGCGCCATTCCCAGAAGAAAAATTGGTTCCACCACTTCGGGCCGGGTGTCGGGAATGGTTTGTACACCTGCTGATCGGGGTTGCTAGAGGCACCGCGAATGACTTTCATGATGTAGGGATGTACTGAGGGGCATTACCGATATAACCGCGTTGATCTGACATGATGTGTTCCTTTTAGAGTTCGGCGTTGGCGGTAATCACTGTTGTTCCACCCCCTGCGGGGACATAGACAGTTGAAGCATTTCCAGCAACAAGCAGAGTTCCTGTAGTTGTGATGGAAAACTCTATCGCTGAATCCCCACTGGACACTCCAACTGACCAACTAGAAGTTGTTTGCCTTACTCCTGCTGCGGTCGATGCTTGTAATGCCGCGCCGGATGTTGCGGCAGTCGGGTTAGCAATCCGCATTGAATCAATGGAACAAGATAAAACTCCCTGCGCTGTATTATTTGCTACTGCGTGCCCTACCGCGACAGTCGCCGATCCATTCGGGTAATTCCATTGCCGGTAATACCGTTGACATAACGCAAGACTCGTCTGAATTGGAATTTGCTCGAAGGGAGTGGCGACGGTGCCGACTTCGAGTTGGACGCCGGTTATATTGAAGTAATCATAAGTCCCGGCTGTTCCAGTAGGCGTATGTACGAATTGAATCACCAATTCCGTAGTCGTACTTGGTACAGAAACCGTGACTGAGTACCGCGTGGGGGTTGCTGTAATCGCCTGAGTCGTATTGTTCAGCGTACTTAATCCTGTCCAAGTCCCGATGTTCGCCGACCCCTGATCGGTGCCGGTTCCTGAATAGATTTGAATCCCGATAACCTTACCCGATGAAGAAAAGTCTGTAGAGTCATACCAAGCATAGAATGACAACGTAACCGACTTACCTTGCATCCCATAACAATCAGTCGATTCGATCACTTGAACCATACTAAGCGCCCCAGTAGATGCCGAACCCGCAGTTCTCCACAATCTGCTCATCTTGCTAAAACCGACTAATGTACTGGTCGATTGTTGAGTAAACGTACCTGCGGCAGTAACGCCCATATTTGCTGCCCACCGATCTAGTGATCCATAAGCCACAGAACCAGAAGTAAGAGATTGGGTTACTCCCCTCTGCGCCACCCGCATACCCCCATTGATAATCCGGTTCCTGAATCCGGCCAACTGTCCACCATTAAGGCTATCGACAGTTGGTGTGGTGAGGCTAGGAGAAGTAGCAAGTACATTATTCCCCGTCCCCGTGTTGGTCACACTCACCAGATTCTTGGAAGCATCTGTCGCCACTGCTGAAGATGCGGTAAGGGCTGTATCTTTTATTCCTATGGCAGTTAATCCAGCAGAGGTATAATCCGCGACTTTAGTTCCAGAAACGGATACGCCAAGATCGCCAGCACCAACGCGATAAAAACCAGTACTTGTTTCGTTGGTAAAGGCCAACGAAGGTGCCGCCGCCGCACCATCAGCAAGAGAAATCGTTGTAGCAGTGTAAGAGGCTGAAGTCGTAGCAGCGGAGACATTCGTCCCGTCGCAGAGGATTGTTGAACTCGTCGCGATCGGTATATTGGTCGAGGTTCCTGCCCCGGTAGTGAAGTTCAATTGCGCGGTCGGGGCAGTCATCGCATTGATGATGTAAAAAACTCCAGCAATGCCGGGGATAGTGATTACTGGGGTACCCGTCTGATTGCCGGTAAATTTCAATAATTTTGCAGCAGCTTGAGAAGCCGAAAGTGTATATGTTGCCGTGGTTATATTTACTACCTGCTGGGTAAACTGGTAAGAAGTAGAGCGCCCATATCCCACGGTGAAGAAATTCACCCCATTACCGACAATGATCAGAGACTCGGAAGGCTGTACTTGGAAAGTCCCTGCACCATCGATAGTCCCCGCAGCCGGAGTTAAGGTTACCGTCGCCGTTCCGCTATTATGGAATAGGCAATAAAACCCTGCCCCAAGAGTCGCTGGATTGGTCAGCGCAACCGCCCCGGAGCCGCTGGTGTAGTTCACTAGGTTGGCTAAGTGCGTAGTAGCTATAGTAGCCGTTCCACTAAGCGTAGAGGTAGCCACAGTCGTATTCAATAAGGAACCGGAAGCGACAAGACCGTAGCCCGCCAATGCTGCGGCGCTTACACTACTAGAAGTAGAGCCGTAGTTGATTACTGCCCAAGAACCAGCAGTCGTGGTGTTATCCGTAATGTAGATATAGACAGCAGTTCCGGAGGAAACGGTGGCCAGCCCAGTACCATCCGCTTTTAGAATCTGAATAGTAAACGCAGACGTATTGCGGAAGAGTACGTCTTCACCAGTGCTTACCTGCGTAGCAGGCGGCATGGTAATCGACCAAGCAGCAGTGGAAGTAAGGTCATTTATTTTAGCGACTGAGGTACCGCCAGTGCTGTTATACGGCCAGCCCATAGTGACACTAGCAGTCAGTGCCAAAGCCTGGAAAGACATCCCAGCGGGAGGAACCGTACTAGCTCCAAAAACGTCAGTATAGGTGGTCATGGTTTCGCTCGGTTAGATTCGGCGTCGGTAACGCGCTGATTGTCTTCATGCGTAATCCCGCTTACGGCGCGATCGTACATAGCTTGAAACTCCGGAATACGCTCTGGCAGCTTAAGCCATGGCTGCGCTTCCAAAAGGCAGGCATAAAGCAGAAGTTGTGGGGCGTACTCGGTAGTCCAGTTAGTCTGTACTGCGGTGCTCAACGGCACCGGACGTTCAAAGTATCCCAGTTCAAACGAACTAGCGAGGGCTGGTGTACCTGCTAGATAGAAGTGCTCGAAGTCATAGTCTGAGTAGTACTTAGGTGTAGTAGAACTTAACGTACTATCTGGCCAATAGGTTCGACAGTACTCAAGACTCCGCAACTTCAAAAATACCCGGGAAGTCCCCGAGAGATAGCTAAAAGACTCTGTCTCTCTCCAACGAACAGGCTTGACGATCACTGGATTGGAGACAGTGAAAGTACCAGTGACGAACTTCTTGAAGCCAAGCCCCTTGACCTCGGAAGCAATCCGGTTTTCCGCCAGCATAACAAAGCGCTCGCGCTGGTCAGTAAAGGGGGCATCGGCACGCTCTGCATAGGTGCTCAGATCGTCAAGAAGGCTATCGTACGTGAGGGCAGCAGGAGCGACCATTAGATTAAGTCCTCATCGGGGCGCGGATGGTCGATAGTAATGTCCTCGGGCTGGCGAGCGGGCAACCGCCAAGGATCGAATACGTCGCAGCAGTCTTTACATACCCAGAGCTTGTTGTTCGGATCTTGTACCAGATCGTCATTGTAGACCTTCATGGAGCAACGTCCACAAACGGCTATCGCCGCGCTACCTTTGGTTTTCACCGGAAGGTACAGGCCCATGGTCTACGCCGTATATTGGGATATCTTTGGCATCAGCACTGATGGCATTCCATCGTCTTCGCCAAGTTCACCTTCAATTAGATAGTTCCCCGCCATCTGCGTAACTAGCGTTGCGCGGTTGGGATCGATATCCGGAAGTTCAAATGCTAGGCGTAACGCTAGCTGCCAGGTAATTGGCTCTAGCCAGTAGGCCGGCAATTCTAGTTGCTGCGACAAAGATCCAACATCCTGAACCTGTCTATGCCGCATTAGAGTCAAGTGGTCGTTACTGTTGTCCGGTACTGGCCACAGTGTTATCCGAGGAGGAATCTTCTTCTCGAACCAGTAATTCACGCACGGATGACTCTGCTGTGCCTTATTGGGCAGAGACATGTAAGAGTCTCTGTTCATGGGTTCGATGGGCAGATCGCGGAGTCCCGTTACCCCATATAGCGCATTGATACTCGCTCCAGATCCGCGTACTTCGAAGTAACTGGATACAGGCGGGCGTAGGTCAAACCAGTATGGCTGGGTGGTATTATAGGTGGCCAACGGTTGGGCCACCCCATTTACCGTTATAACCCCCGTGTAGGGCGCTCCAAACAGCGCCCCAACGCGTTGGACGGCTGCGGTAGGGGTAAGGCTCATCCCGTCAACAATGACGACCCCTACGACCGTATCTACCGTCGGCTGGCTATAAATGACGTTCAGGATTTCCAGCGTGCCTGCCGGCGTATCATACGTCGGTTGTCCGGGGGTTAATCCTTGAAGGTACTTCTCCACAGCCCACAAGTTCAGTCCTCGGCTGCTTAGACTCAGCAGTAGCATAAACAAGGACTCTAGCGCCTGTTGCACAATCTGTGGCGTTTGAATGGCTGGCTGCTTCCCTACCCGCAAAAGGGCATGATCGACCACAGTGTCTGTGGAAATTACCGTGGTAGCGATCGTGCCAGAAGTAGCCATTTAGGTATAGATTACATTCACAGTGCCGGCTACGACTACCAAGAACAGACCGTTCTTCGCCGCTATGCCAAAAGTACCGAAGTGGATGATGTCCCCAACGGCAAGAGTCTTCGTGAAGAGAATCACTCCAGAAGCTGCGGTAGCGTTGTCGTAGATGGTAACTGCGCCACCGGTGACGGTAGAGACAATACCGAAAAGACCAGCAGGGCCAGCTTTAATAGCCACACCTGCGGTGACACCGCTATTGAAATACCCTAGCTTGTCGACGTACATGGTGATTAGCCGAGGTGTGCGTAACGCACTGTGACTCGGGTGGTTCCGGTGGTATTTGCACCGGTAGAAGCTACCCGAACGTAGACCGTCGTGTTTGCCCCGATGTCGCAGTTAGCCAGTTGCGTAGCGGTGAGTGCTGCTGTTGGCCCACGCGTTACGGTCTTCACATCAAACCCCGTCACGTAGTCTGTACCGCCAGCCGTCTTGCCGATGGTGAGGGACGCCGTAGTAGCTGTCCAAGCTACGGTAGAATCCCCGTTGAATTCAATAATACGCGCATTGGCCGGAAGAACGAATTGTCCATCGACGTTTGCGGCAGTTGCAGCTTGCAGCGTAATGGTTTGCGCTAGAACTACACTGCCAGCGTCCGATAAAGCTCCGATAGGCTCTGAAGGGTACGAACCTGAACGAATGGAGAAGCCTGAATATCCTGTTGCCATTTAAATCTCCTTAAAAACCCGCCCCCGAAGGGGCGAGTATTTGGACTGGCGGACTGCCTCTTAAATGCCAGGAGTGCCGTACAAAGTTCTCCAATCGGTCAAGAAAGGCACGACGCGGAAGGTGCTCTTGTAGCGGACGCTGTCCGTTTCGAAGTCGCCTTCCATGCTCTTCTCGATCCGACGACGCCACAACATACGCAGACCTTGCTGGGCATCGGTCTTGATGAACCAAGCGGTGCTCGAGGTCAGACGGCTGAGGGTCACGACCTTGTCCAGAAGCCCAGCGGACTTCACCGGGTTCAGGTCGTTGTTGTTGGTACCGGCGCGTAGCACCGATTTCAACAGAACTTCAGCTTGCAGAATGTTGCTGGGGGAAACTACCAGCGCATCTGCATTGAGCTTGATGTTCTTACCGCGCGGGTCTTTCGCTTGACGAAGTTGAATCAGCATCTGTTCCAACGACGTTTGGCTAAGAGCAGCGGAGGTGGTCAGCAGATTGCTGCGGGACGGATCGTTAGCAGCAGCTACGGAACCCGGAGCGGCAAGGTGGTTGTTAACGCACAGGGCCGAACCGTCGCCCCAAACGTAGGCACCAGCCGTAAAGGCACGGTTAATCACGTTGGCCGGGAGGGTCTCCTCGGTTTCCACCATGGACTGAGCCAGGTGCTGCGAGTAGATCTTGCCGAGACGCACGTGGTCGCCATCTTCCACAAGCACTTTGGTCAGCGCGAACGCCAGACCGTAGACTTGGTAGTAACCGCGAGCGGAGTACAACACACCGCCTTGGTCGTAGGTGACGGGCTGACCGTCGGGCAGTTGCGGGGCATTGCCGAAGCCGTACAGGAAAGGCTCTTCGTGGTAAGAACGCGGAATGCCGTTCTCGTCGCCGAATACCTTTGTGTACTCTTTGTCGCGTTGATTGTAAACGCCGTCGTAGACCTTGTTGAGGATCGGTTCGACTACGGCCCGGAAGTCACTTGACCTGAGGATCACGCCTGCCATTTTAGTTCTCCTTTAGGTCAGGTTAGATTGCGGTTGCCGGAGCTACGTACTGGCTCTGGGCGATTTGCACCAGGACCTTAGTATACGTATCATTCCAAGCATTGGACACATCGCCATCGAGGCCGATGATTCGGAATTGCTTCTGTACGCCAGCGCCGCCGAGGGTAGAATTCAGAGCTTCGGCAGAAGCGCCGGAGATCGTAGAACCCGTACCTGCGACGAAGTCGGCTTGGTCGCCGATAGCGGCGATCGGAACAGCGCCGTTGGCTTGAACGCTGAACACCGTGGCCGGGTCAGTAATGATCCAGGCGGTGGCGGCGACAGAACCGAAAGTAGCGGTAGAGGCGGGCCAGTAAGGACTAACGACCGGCTTGCCGGTGGCGTCGATATACTCGCAGCCGACGAAGATGCCGAGGATGGCCGCGCCGACAGTACCGAGGATGATGCCGTTGGTAGTATCCAGTTTTACGACGTCGCCCTTGAAGATGGACGTTCCGTAAGCACTGGCGATGGGGTAGCTCTCAGCCCGGTTTTGCCCCGAAGGGTGCTTAACCGGAACAAAGCCGTAAGGTGCAGCAGTAGCTGACATAGTCTAGTTCCTTTATGCGAAGTGAGGTGTGCGCGCCGGAGCGCGGCCGAGTTGCTTCATCCCATCTTCGATTTCAACCAGTGGTCGACCATTACTGTCTTCCCGTTGCTGCTGCATCACTTGTTCATAAATGTTCTGCTCGGCTTCCGCAGGCATATCGTGATGGAGTACGGTCATGATGTCTTGGTATTTCTGCTCCTCGACTTTGAAGAGAAGCATTTCATTGCACTGGATGCAACCATCGAAGTCTCCGCCAGTTACTTTGTACTGACCGAACATCGGGATCTCACTAATCTTCACGGGCAGATAGCCTTGACGCATCCGCTTGTAGATAGGGTCCGTACTATTGGTAGTAGAAAGCCAGCAGAGATGCCACCCCGGAAATGCGGGAGGCGTAGGGAGTACTTCAGTGATCCAATCCTGCCGCAGCAACGCACGTCGCTGTTCCGCAGTCAAGGTTCCGCCATCATCGACGCGAGAAGCGTCAGCGGTTTCATCACGAGAGGCACGCTCGGCAGTCGCTGAATCACGGCGCAACCTTTCGTCGTCGCCAAACAAATCAGTATTCTTAGCCATGGTGTTCTCCTTAATTGCTTTTACGACCTAGTTTGTAACCACCAGCTAAGTACATTTGTACTTGTTCAGCGGGCACCAACTTTTCTGTCGTAGTGTTATTGATCCAACGAAACCCAGCAGTACGTTGGTTACCCATCGTTGCTTGGCGTATTTTTTCATTTCTTTCTGCGTTTTTATGCACGCGCTTCATGCTTTGAAGATAGCGTTCCCGAACTATGGGATCCGACATTGGGTTGCTCGCTAGCATCTGCTGGCGGGACTCCTCTCGCCGCTTCGGGGTACCTTGCGCTTTTCGTTGGGCTTCGCTAAGAGTCTCTCGCTGCTCTGGCGTGAATTTGTACCCAGAAATACCATCCCCACCGTCTGTCATATTGGTAAGAGACACGCCCATACGGCGGAAGCATTTAATAAGCCCAATCTCAAGCTCTACAGATATGGCATCAGTGGAGCAGGGGATAGTGCCAATCAGAATGTTTTCAGGACCATGCTTGTCGATAACAAACTTATGCCAGCGACCCCGCATCTTACCCAAGTAGTGAGCACGACGTAAAGTACCCTTCCCAACGTAGAAAGGAGAGCCATCAGGTCGACAGTGTATGTAAGCATTATGCCTTGTGTGCATTTGTTTGCTCCTTATCGTACTTCTGGTATTCCTTAATCATCTCTGCCCTAGCTTTCGGATCATCCCACGCCCCGATTTCTTTCATCGCTGCCACCCGTTCCGGCGAAATCTTTACGGTCTGTCGCTGTCCGCCAGTATTACCAGCTTCGCGGCCAGACCCACCTACCGGAGCCCGTGGGCTATTTCTTGGGGAAATTGTACCCCCAGAAAACTTATGTGGCAACCTTTTTTTGAGGCGGTTAGTAAGTTCGTCCCAGTACTCGCGGGTATTCGGATTCCATCCTTCGCGAGACAGTCGATCATCTTCATCGGTAACGATACGCGAGTCAGTATCACTGCCACGAGGATCGAACCACTTGTTCTTCCCCATCCAATCCTCGGCATTCTGTTTCAGCCGAGGATCGAGG